TTAGGAGCCATTTTGGCTCCTCCTTCCAAGGGAACTTCGGCGCGGTTGGCGCGTCAGCCTCTTTCCTAATGGGGGCTGACCAAGGTGGCGCCGCCGGGGAGATCCGGGAGCTAACTGAGGCTTATTCCGGACGTGAAGTTACATGGATCGGTTTGCAAGAAGCAGCCGCAGCGTTACCCTCATTCGTCGTCGGGGCTTGCCCCAAGGTGTTTGACGTCGAATCTTGCAGGGTAAGATTAGTCGATTCGGAAGCTAGGTTGACCGGGAGGTTTGTTAAGACACAACCTCTGGTTTCCCTTCTGTTTCCTTTCGACAAGGACTCAGGTCTTTCATTGGAAGACTGGGAGGCCAAGCGGGAAGTCCTCTTCTCGCTTGCCGCATCCTGGGAATCCATAGACCTATCGTCGAGCCCGCGCTGTCGGCAAGTCCAGATTGAAGAAAGGGGCTTTAAGGTTCGGGTGGCAACTCCATTGGAGGCGCCTTTCCGTTACCTTCTGTCTGCGGTTAATGAAGGTTTGCTTTCCCTTTTGGAAGCAGTCCCTGAAACCGTTAACAGCCTCCATGGCCGAGCAGCTTCGTTCTTAGCTTGGCATAGGGGTAAGCTCAGGTCCGCTGTTTTCAGTGCCGACCTCCGGTCGGCCACGGACCGTTTTCCTCAGGACTTGATGTCGGATGCAGTCGATGTTCTTAGCGAAGAGTGGCCTTCAGAGATGAGGGCTCTGGCACTCCGCGCTGTCGCTCCCCACCTTATGACTCGGTCGCCCCTTTTGGGCGGCCCGAGACGGGCTCTGACCAGACGGGGGATCCTCATGGGTTCTCCTATCAGCTGGCCATTGCTCGCTATCTACTCGACCTGGCTTCATTTTGAATCCGGGTCGGACGGATGGTTTGGGGTGTGTGGAGACGACTACATCGGCTGTCACAGCAGGGCTTCATTTAAGAAGTACCTGCGCCTCCGGAGGATGACTGGCGCCCTCGGTAGTCCTGGGAAGGACATTATGGGCTTCGAGGGTGTCGGAGTGTTTGCCGAAGACTTGGTGTCCGTCATGAGACGTAGGGTCGTCCCTACCTGCTCAATTCGGGCTGTCTTGGGGGACCCCAAATCGGGATTACCTGCGTGGACCCAGGGTCCAGAGGTAGCGAAGGCCCTTGAAGGCTTCGCCCCCATGGCGAGACTCCACAGACTGTGTTCTGTAGTTCATTCGCGGCAGGTCCGACTGCTTCGTCAGAATGGCATTGATCCATTCGCTCCGCGCTGGATAGGAGGG